CCCTTACCCCCTGCACAACCCGAAAAGTACGTGGTGGATCAACGGGTTAAGGCTGTGCAGGCGCCCTGAAAACGCCTGCACAAGCGCCTGCACAGCCCTGAACGCCTGCACAGCGAGGCTCGCATGACCAAGATCGGCCCCAACCTGGGCGCTCAGGCCATCCTTCGGAACTTCGAGCTCGGCGAGAAGCGCCTCATCTTCGCCACGGCGCTGACGCTCACCCGGGTGGCGCAGCGGGTGCGCGAGGCGGAGTACCGGGCCATGCAGAGCAGCTTCGACCGGCCCAAGCCCTACACGCTCAACTCGCTGTTCCTCCAGAAGGCGACCCCCGAGCGCCTGGTGGCCCGCGTGTGGCTGAAGGACGACCTGGCCAGCAGCAACGCGGGCACGCCGGCGACCGACTACCTTCGTCCGCACATCGAAGGCGGGACGCGGGGCCAGAAGTACTTCGAGCGGGCCCTCCAGACCGTCGGCGCCATGCCGCAAGGCACATACGCCGTGCCAGGCCGGGGCGCCGAGCTCGACGCATGGGGCAACCCTTCCCGTTCGCTGATCCTGCGGATCCTCAGCCAGCTGCGCGTGCAGATCGTGGCGGGATATGACCGCAGCTTGCCGGTGGGCACCGACCGCAAGACCCAGTCCAAGCGGCGCCGTGCCTTCGGCCGCGCCGGCGGCCAGTTCGTCGCGCTGCCGAAGGGTCTGGGAAAGCTGCCGCCTGGCATCTACCTGGCCGAGGGCCGCGACTTCGGCGCCAAGCTCGGCTTCGGCCGCACGGGGCGCCTGAAGGCGGTCTTCCTGTTCAAGCGTGGCGTCGCGTACCGCGTGCGCTATGACTTCTGGGGCACCGCACGGACCGCCATAGCGGCAAACCTGCGCACCGAGGCCCGCCGCGCCGGCGCCGAGGTTCTGCGCGCATCGACGGGGATGCCAGGATGAGCGACTTGTTCGAGCCGGCCGTCGCGCCCGAGGCCCACGTGACGCAGGCTGAGTTCGCGCGCCTCCAAGGCTGGTCCAAGAGCTACGTCACCAAGCTGAAGGGCGAAGGTCGCCTGGTCCTGAACGAGGCCGGCCTGGTCGACGTGGAGGCCAGCCTGGCGCGCATCCGCGACACGACGGGGGCGCCCGAGCGCGCCAGCGCGCCGGCGGTGACCAAGGAATTCGACGCCTCGCGCGACCGCAAGGCCCACTACGACGCAGAGCTGGCGCGCCTGCAGTACGAGCGGGAGGTGGGCGGCGTCCTGAAAACCGACGAGGTGCTGAGCGTGGTGGCTGACGTGGCCACGCAGCTGCGCGCGAGCTTCGAGGCCTGGCCGTCGCGCCTGGCGCCGCAGATCGTGGCGCTGGGCGGGGACGAGCAGCGCATCCAGGCGCTGCTGGCCGACACCATCGAGCGCCACTTCGCCGCGCTCTCGTCCGGCTTCGCGCGCATGACGGAAGGGCGCACATGACCGACGTGCTGATGGAGCCGCTGAAGTGCCCGCCGGCGGCGCCCGCGATTCGGGCCGTGCTGGCCAAGGCGCTGGCGCCCAAAAAACGTGTGACGGTCAGCCAGTGGGCGGACAAGGAGCGCAAGCTCAGCAGCAAGGGCAGCGCGGAGCCCGGGGACTGGCGAACAGACCGGAATCCGCCCTTGCGTGAGCCGATGGACAACTTCAGCGTGTCCAGCCCGGTGCACGAGACAGTGCTCAAGTTTCCGATCCAGTTCGGCAAGACCGAGGTGGCGGTGAACGTGCTGGGCGAGGCCATGTGCAACCAGCCGGGCCCGATCATGGTCTGCCTGCCTGGCGAGGTCAGCATGCACAAATGGGTCAACCAGAAGCTGACCCCCATGCTCGAGGAAACGGCTGCGGCGGCCGAGACGCTCAGCAGCGTGGCCAGCCGCGACTCGTCGAACACCCGCACCTTCAAGGACTTTGCCGGCGGCCAGCTTTACCTCGAGCACGCCGGCAGCCCGGCACGCCTGAAGTCCACCAGTGTGCGCCTGCTCATCACCGACGAGGTGGACGAGTTCGCGGCCAACCTCACCAGCGGGGACGACCCCCTGGAGATGCTCGACGGCCGCACCAGCGCATTCCCCGGCACATACAAACGTCTGGACATCAGCACGCCAGGCCTGGCCGGCGTCAGCCGCATTGAAGAGCGATGGGAGAAGAGCGACCAGCGGCTTTACCACGTGCCGTGCCCTCACTGCGGTGAGATGCAGCCGCTGGAGTGGGAAGCGCTGAAGTGGTCGCAGCACGTGCACCCGGAGCACGGGCGCGAGGTGTGGCTGGTGTGCCGCGAGAACGGCTGCATCATCAACGAGCACCAGAAGACCGACATGGTCGCGGCCGGCCGCTGGGTGCCTGGCAATCCCAGCTCGAAGATCCGCGGCTATCACATCAACTGCTTGTACTACCCCCTGGGCCTGGGGCCTCGGTGGCACACGCTGGTCGAGAAGTGGCTGGACGCGCAGGGCGACCCGGCCAAGCTCAAGACCTTCTTCAACGACCGGCTGGCCCGCGTGTGGGCGGCCGCATCGTCGCGCAACATCAAGGCCAACCTGCTCACCGAGCGGGCGGAGCCGTACCCGCTGCGCCAGGCGCCGCACGGCGTGCTGCGTGTCACCGTCGGCGTCGACACGCAGGACGACCGCCTGGCCGTGCAGTTCGTGGGCTGGGGCCGTGCGATGGCCAGCTGGACGCTCGACTACGTCGAGCTGCCAGGTGACCCTGCACAGGATGCTGTCTGGATTGCGCTCACCGAACTGGTCAACCGGCCGATTCAGCACGCCTGCGGTGCGCTGATCACCGTCGCGGCCGTCGTGATCGACGCCGGGGGGCACCGCACCGAAGCGGTCAAGAGCTACGTGCGCAGCAAGCGTGTCAGGCGGCCGCTGTGCATCTTCGGTGCGGTGCCGAACAACGCGCCGGTGCTGAGCAAGGGCAAGCCGGCCGACGTGAACTGGCGCGGTCAGTACGACAAGCGTGGGGTGCTCATCTATCACGTCGGCACGGTGGCCGTGAAGCACGCGCTGTATGCGCGCCTGGCCGGCGACGCCGACGCCGTCAACCAGTGGAAGGCCGCCGCGCCGGCGCCCGGCCAGGACGACGAGCGCCAGCCGCTGCAGCTCATGTGCCACTTCAGCGACCAGCTGCCGGAAGAGTACTTCCCGGGCCTGATCAGCGAGGTCTTCAACCCGTCGAAGAACCGGTATGAGAAGCGGCGTGGCGCCGTTCGCAATGAACCGCTGGACACCTGGGTGTATGCGTACTCCGGCACCCACCATCCCGAGCTTCGCCTTCACCGCGCCACCCGTGCGGACTGGGACCGCATGGAGCGCGAGCTGCTCGCGCAGGTCCCGAGGGAAACGCAGGCCGAGCCTGAAGCGAGCAGCGAGGCGCCGCGGCAGCCCGAACCGGCGCCCGCGAAGGTCAGTCGCTGGCACAGCTACCGAAAGAAGCGATGAAGCGCGACCACCTCATTCGACGCCTGGCCGAACAGGCCGCGGCCGATCCTCGCATCGAAGCGGCGGTGCTTGGTGCCATTCGAGCGTCGCTGCCCGACGTGCTCGAGGGCCTCATCCGCCAGGCCGCGGCCGCGGAAGGCGGCCAGCTGCGGGTCTACCTGTCGAAGCGCAGCCAGGGCGAGCGAGAGCGCCGGGACGAGTTCATCGCCGGCCTGCTGGCACAGGGGACGCCTCCGCCGATCGTCGCCGCCAGGGTCGGCTGCAGCCTACGCCACGTGTACATCGTGCGGCGTCGGCTCGAGGTGGCCGACGCCCCGCCACCGGGCTGAATCGGGTTTTGCAAAACCACACCCTAGTTTTGCAAACCGGTGGCGCGGACAGTGCGCATGGCCTCATCCGCTGGGCCTCGGAGGATCCATGCTTGCACCCCGTCACTGGCTGTACCAGCTCTTCATCGCTGTCGACCAGCTCATCAACGTGCTGTGCACGCCGCTGCAGTCCGGCGCGTGGGCGGACGAGACGATGAGCAGCCGCGCGTGGCGCATGGAGCTCGCAGGCAAGCCCTGGGGCCGCGTCATGCGCCCCGTCATCGATTGGCTCTTCGCCTGGCAGCGCGCGCCAGGCGGGCACTGTCGTCGAGCCTACGAGCGTGAGCGCGAGCGCATGCACTGCCCGCCAGAGGCGCGCAGCACCACCCCCTGAACGAAGGAGAAGATCATGGCCAAGTGGGTCCACGCGGATGTGCTCGATGGCGGCCTCAACGCCATCAAGAACAACGCCAACAGCTACCGGCTGATCAAGAACTACGCCGCCGGCGACAGCTACGCCACGGTGAACGGCAACAGCATCGCCGCGGTCGCGATGGTGTCCGGCGACTACACCCTGGGCTCGTCCGGCAGCAACCGCACGCTGACAGTGGCTGCAGGCAAGACCGCGGCGGCGAGCGGCAGCAGCGTCGGGGGAGACAACCTGCACCTGGCTTTCGTGGACACCGTCAACAGCAAGGTGCTGTGGGTGACCGACGAGACCACCGACCAGGTCATCACGGCGGGGAACACGGTGAACTTCCCGGCGCCGGTCTACACGTCGCAGCAGCCGACCTAAGCCATGGTTCTCGCCAGTGGGGTAAAGCAAAGCCTGACCACCACCGGGACAGGCAATGTGACGCTTGTGGCCGTGACCGGGTGCAGCACCGTTGCGGACTACTGCGGCGGCATTGAGCTGTCCTTTCCGTACAACTTCGAGGACGCAAGCGGCGCCATCCTCGAACAGGGAATCGGCTACGTGAGCGGCGGCACGGGCAGCACCTTCGTACGCGCCTACGTCAAGAAGACCTTTTCCGGCGGCGTTCCCACCGTCGTGAACAGCACCACGGGCCAGGCGAATCTGCCGGCGGGCACCAAGTATCTGGTCGTGACGCCGGATGAATCGTCGCTGCCGTTGAACCCCCCGAATGCGCCTATTGCGCTGCATGGCACAGCAAATAAGCGGATCGTGATGCCGGACAACTGCGCGCCGGGCACAAGCGCCGCATTCACGCTGTCGGGCGGCACGCTTTGGGTCTGGCCGGTGCGCTTCGCCCACCGCGGCCCCTATAACGCCTTCGCGGTGCGTGCAAGCGCAGCCAGTGGCACGATCGATGTGGGCCTGTACGCCATGAAGCCCGACGGCTCGCCGGGCGCGCTGATCGCAGGGTCCACCGGTGTCGCCGCAGCCGCTGGGCAAATGTTCCTGACGTTCTCGCAAATCTCGCTGATCCCGGGCTGGTACTGCATGGCAATCAACAGTTCGGCCGGCCCCGGCGTCTACTCTCAGCAGCCGATTGATAGCTGCTACGGGCGCGCAGACGTGGCGACGATCGAAGGCGTTTCATACAAGGCCCAGGCGGCCGGCACGCTTCCGAACCCGTTCGGCGCCATGACGGTCGGCTACAGCTTTGCCGGGTCGCTTCCCGCGATCGGCCTGCGCCATGTCTAAGAGGTAAAAGGTATGGCAATCAACCTGCAAGGCAAGATCATTCCCGACGGCGCACTGCTGCGAGCCCTCGAGGTGTACGGTTGGCACCACGTCGACGGCGTGCCGCATGCGGACAACGAAGTGGCCGCACAGGCCCTCATCGACGGCTATTCCCTGGAAGACTACAAGACCCACCGCAAGGGTGAATCGCTGGTCATCGCGAAGGCTCTGCGCGATCAAGTGGTTGCCGCCATCAGCCCTGGCGAAATGGCGTCCTGGTCGATCAAGCGGGCCGAGGCGATTGCATATGCGCAATCCGGCAACCCGGCCGACGCGCCCATGCTGAGCGCGGAGGCGGCCGTACGCGGGATCACGCTGCCCGCGATGTTGGTGAAGGTGCAGGCAAATGCGTCGTCGTTCGCCGCCGCTGAGGCCGCCATTGGTGGGGCCGACGGCAAGCACCGCGATGCGATCGCGGCGCTGACGACGTGGGAGGCTGTCCGAGACTATGACTTGACTGCAGGCTGGCCGGCGGTCTGACATGGCGATTTTCGGCCTCGGCCCGTTCGGCGTCGGCCCGTTCGGGCTGTCGAACACCACCCCACCGAGCTCTGGGGGAAGTCTCGTCGCGGCCGATGCAACACAAACCGCGACCAGTTCGAGCGGTGCCGCGTCGCAGACGCACGCGCTGGCCGGTGCGGCGGCCACTCAGTCCGCCGCCGGCGCGGCCGCAGCCGTCACCCAGGCTCACGCCTTGGCCAAGGCCGACGCGATGCAGTCCGGCACCAGCGGAACAGGCGCAGTCACCCAAACTCATGCGCCGGCCGCAGCTGCCACCACGCAGCTAGCGTCTGGCGGTACGGGGGCGGCGTCCCAGGTGCATGTGCTGGCTGCAGCCAGCAGCGCCCAGGCGAACACCAGCACGGCCGAGGCATTGCCGGGCGCCGGCAGCCACATCCTGGCCGGCAGCACCTGCGCTCAGCCGGCCACGTCGAGCGCGGGCGCTGTCACCCAGGCGCACGCCCTGGGCGGCGCCAGCTGCAGCCAGGCCAGCACCAGCTCGGGCGCGACGGTCGCCCAGGCTCACGCTCTCGCTGCTGCGTCTGCTTCGCAGGCCGCGAGCACGCCGGCTGGCGCCATCTCGCAGCGCCATGCGCTGATTGCCGCGGCCAGCATGCAGGACGCTGTGGCAGCCGCCTCGGCCATCGTCCAAGCTCATGCGCTGGGCGGCGCTGGTTCGCTGCAGGCGGCCACCAGCCCCGGGGTCGCACTGGGCGCGGAGTTCGTCTTCACGGCAGCCACGCGTGCCCGCATCGGTGGGGCATCCCTTTTGCCGTCTGAGGTGCGAGTCGGCCTGACGCCCGCGGGCGTGCCAACCCGCCGCATTGGCGCCTCATCGGCCGTCGGCAGCGCCCGTCGCATAGGCAGCGGCACGCCGTAAAGAGAGGTCGACAGTGGTTTTGCAAAACTGCACCCTAGTTTTGCAAAGCGGTCCCGGACACATTGCGCAGCCATGCGTGATGTCCAGCGCCTGATTGCAGGCGACACCCTCAACTTCACCACCACGGTGGCCGACTACCCGGCCGACGATGGCTGGACGCTGAAGTACCGCCTGGTGCCGCGCTTCGCCACGCCCGTGCAGGCGCCCATCGAGCTCACGGCGTCAGCCTACGAGGTCTCCGGCTACCACATCCAGGTCGCGGCCGTCACGACCGCCAGCTGGAAGGCTGGCGTGTACGAGTGGGCCAGCTGGGTGCAGAAGGGCGCGGAGCGCATCACGATCGAACGTGGCCAAGAGGTCACCGTCGAGCCTGATCCTGCGGCGGTCGCGCAAGGCACTGACTCGCGGAGCTCGAGTCGCCAGGCACTCGAGGCGGTGCAGGCCAAGATCAAGGGCAAGGCCACCGACGGCGTCGAGTCCTATGAGGTCAACGGCCGGCAGCTGAAGTACTACTCGCTCACCGAGCTGCTCAAGCTCGAGCAGCGCCTCATCAATCAAGTGGCTGCCGAGGACCGGGCCAACGGCATTCCGAACAGCACCGGCCAGGTGCGCCGGATCCTGGTGAGGACGCGATGAGCAGCATTCCGCAGCAGCGTCCCGGCGGCAGCGTGATCCTCACGCAGTTCAAGGCGGCGCGTGAGCGCGAGCGGCGCCAGCAAGCAGCCCAGGCCGAGCTGCAGCAAGCCATGCGTGCACTGCACCGCGGCCCTGGCTTGCGCCGTCCCATACGGGCGGCCACGCCGGCGCCCGTGGCCGAAGCCGCCTTCGAGGTCGTGAGCGGGCAGCGTGCCTTCGGCGCGGCCGAGACAGACCGCCTGACCGGCAACTGGGTGTCGTGGAACACCGGCATCAATGCCGACCTGGAGCGCGGCCTCGCCACGCTGCGCGCCCGCAGCCGCGACTGGTGCGTCAACACCGACATGGGCCGCCGCTACCTGCAGCTGGTCGAAGACAACGTCATTGGCTCGTGCGCGCCGCGCCTGCAGATGCGGATCACCATCGGCAACACCACCGAGCTCGACACGATCGCCAACCAGGCCATCGAAGACCACTGGGCGAGGTGGGGCGAGGACCTGTGCGAAGTCACTGGCCAAGTCAGCTGGACCGACGTGTGCAAGACCGAGGCCACGGGCGCCGCGCGCGACGGTGAGTTCCTCGTCCGCCATGTGCGCGACCGGGCGCTGCCCTACGGCTACCAGGTGCAGCTGCTCGACATCGACCGCCTGCCCATCAGCAGCCAGGCGCTGGCCGGCGCCGTGGGCGGCAACGTGATCCGGCTTGGCGTGGAGATCAACAAGGCCGGCCGGCCGCTGGCGTACCACCTGTACAGCGCGCACCCGGCCGACGGCTCGAGCACGGTGGCACCGAAGCCGGTGGCTGAGCGCGTCACTGCCGACCAGGTGCTCCACGCGTTTGTGCTCAAGCGCGCCGAGCAGCTGCGCGGCTACCCCTGGACGGCGCAGATCCTGCGCCGTGCCAACACGTTGCACACCTACGAGGGCTATGCCGTCGAGGCCGCGCGCATCGGCGCGGCCAAGATGGGCTTCTACAAGGTCGACAAGGATGCGGCGCAGGGCGGTGAGCCATTGACCGTCGAGGACTATCGGGACGCGACCGGCGAGCTCATCCAGGAGGTGGAAGCCGGGATGATCGAGGCGCTGCCCCCTGGCGTCGACTTCGAGAGCTTCGACCCCGACTACCCGCACGAGAACTTCGACCAGTTCGTGACGAAGTTCGAGCGGCGCATCAGCGCGGGCCTCGGCGTCGCTCACCACAACCTGTGCGGCGACATGACGGGCGTGAACTACTCCAGCGCCCGCATCGCCGAGCTGGCCGAGCGCGAGATGTGGCGCAGCGTGCAGCGCTGGTTCATCCGCCGCTTCGTGCGGCCGGTGTTCGCCGAATGGCTGCGCATGGCCCTGCTCAAGGGCGCCATCACCTTGCCCAACGGCAGCGCGCTGCCGGCCGAGAAGTACGAGCGCTTCCTGGCCGCGGCCACCTTCCAGCCGCGTGGCTGGACCTGGGTGGACCCGCGGGCCGACATGCAGGCGTCGGACATGGCGCTGAAGAACAACCTCACCAGCGAGCGCCGCATCGTGGAAGAGCGCGGTGAGGACCTGGACGAAATCCTGCTCGAGCGAAAGCGCTACCGCGAGCAGCTCGAAAAGCTCGGCCTGCCGCCCCCCGGCCAGCTCCCCGCCGGCGCCGCGCCAGGCGCACCTGGTGCGGCGACGCCCAAGCCCGCCGACGCCGGCGACAACGAAGAGGACAACGACGCATGAAGAACCGCTTCGCCCGCTGGCACCGCGCCGACGCGCCTGGCGCCAAGGAACTGAAGGCCGCGCTCGACAAGCTGCTGCCGGGCCAGCGCCTGCGTGTGGCCGACATCCCGTTTCCCGACGACGCACCCGAGGCCGGTGCCGATGAGCCGCAAGGCGGCGAACGCCGCGGCGACGCCGGCCAGCTCGCCGAGACGCGCGCCTGCGGCTACGCGCAGCTGGAACAGCGCGCCAAGGGCGTCGACGCCGACACGCGCGAATTCGACATGGCCCTGTCCAGCGAAGAGCCCTACGGCCGCTGGTGGGGCATCGAAGTGCTGGGCCACCGCGCCGGCGAGATCGACCTGGCCTGGCTCGACTCGGGCCGCGCCCCGCTGCTGGCCGACCACAGCCGCTGGGAGCAGATCGGCGTGATCGTCAAGGCCTGGGTCGGCGAAGACATGAAGTGCCGTTGCGTGGCCCGCCTTGGGCACAGCGAGCGTGCCGAGCAGGAGATGCGCGACATCCAGGCCGGCGTGCGCATCAACGTGTCCGTCGGCTACGAGATCGAGGAGCTCGAGCTCGTCAAGGTCGACGGCGAAGAGAAGACCTACCGCGCCACGCGCTGGAAGCCCCTCGAGGGCTCCACCGTTTCCATCCCCGCCGACATGACCGTGGGCATCGGTCGCAGCGCGGCTCAACCGCCGGCCACGCCGGCACTGCCCGCCACCCCCCGCAACCACCAGGAGCACACCATGCCGGAAGGCAAGAAGCCCGAAGAGCAAACCGGCGACGCCGCCTTTCGCACGGCCGTCGGCAACATCACCCGTCTCGCGGACGCCTACAGCCAGTGGGTCAAGCCCGGCGACGTGACCAAGGCGATCGCCGATGGCGCCGACGCCCAGAAGTTCCAGGACATGATCATGGAACGGATGAAGACGCCGGCGCAGGACGTGACCACCACGGCTGCGCTCGGCGCCAACGAGCGCGAGACGCAGCAGTACAGCTTCCTGCGTGCCATCCAGGCGCAGATTCCCGGCTCTGGGGTCGACGCAGGCCGCGAGCGCGAATTCAGCCGCGCGATTGCCAAGGCCCTGGGCCGCGAGCCCGAGGGCATCTTCATCCCTGCGGACCTGTTCGGCTCGCAGAAGCAACAGCGCGACTTCCTGGCAGGCACGGCTGGCCAGGCGGGCAACCTGATCCAAACGTCCGTGATGGGCGACATGTTCACCGACGTGTTGCGCCCGGCGCTGGTGATGGCTCGACTGGGCATCACGATCCTGCCTGGCTTGCGCAGCAACGTGGCGATCCCGCGCAAGAGCGTGGCCGGCACGCTGGCGATGCTCACTGAAGTCGCGACCGCCGCCGAAACCGAACCGACGACCGTGCAGGCGACGCTGACGCCCAAGCGCATCGGTGCCTTCACCGAGCCCAGCAAGCAGGCCATCATTCAGTCCGAAGTCGGCATCGAGGCCATGATCCGGGACGACCTGATCACAGGCGGTGCGGTGCTCATCGAGAACCAGGGCATCAACGGTTCGGGCGCTGGCGCCAACTCGCGCGGCATCCGCAACGTGTCGGGCATCGGCTCGGTGGTTGGTGGCACGAACGGCGCCAACTTCGCCTGGTCGCACGTCACCGGCCTGGAGGCTGCCTGCGCCAATGCAAACGCCGCCAGCACCGAGCGTGCGGGCTACCTGATCAACACCAAGATCGTCAACACCGCGAAGAACACCCAGAAGGCAGCAAACCTGCCCTTCATCTGGGATGACGGTGACCGGCCGCTCAACGGCTACCGCGCCGGCATCACCAACAACGTGCCGAGCAACCTGACGAAGGGCACGTCCAACGGCGTGTGCTCGTCGGCCATCTTCTCCAGCGACTGGTCCATGTTCGTGCTGGGCCTGTTCGGCGGCCTCGATGTCACGGTCGACCCGTACTCGCTGGCCACGACCGGCCAGGTGCGCATCACGCTGAACCAGTTCATCGACTGGCTGTGCCGCCAGCCCGGCGCCTTCGCCTCGATGGACGACGCGCTGACGCCGTAACACCGACGGCCCGGAGGTGATCGCGTCGGCGCTCACCTCTTTCCACGCTACCCCTGAACCTAGGAGTCCCTCATGGACAAGGAAACCAAGCCCGTCACCCTGGTGTGCATCAACCCCTGCAAGGTCGACGGCAAGCACATCGGCGTCGGCGAGATCCTGGCCAACGTCGAGTACGAGCTGGCCATGGACCTGACCGGTGCCGGCCGCACCCGCGTGGCCACGGAAGACGACCTGGCCGCGTCCGAGAAGAAGGCCGCCAAGAAGGCTGAGAAGCCCGCCCCCTGACGCCCCGGAGCCCTGGCCATGTTCGTCGAGGACTTCACCCCGTACCTGCAGGAGTTCGGCACCGCTGGCGTGCTGGACGGCCGCGCGGTGCGCGGCATTTATGAGGGCCCGTACCGCGAACCGATGGGTATGGCCAGCACCGCGCCCGCGTTCAGCTTGCCCGCTGCCGATGTCGGCGCGTCAGGCCCGAACAGCACCCTCAGCGTGACGCTGCCGGCCTGGGCCGGTGGTGGCACCGCCAATTTCCGCGTGGTCGTGCCGGAGCCTGATGGCACCGGCTGGACCACTCTCCGACTGGAACGCCTGTGAACCACGCCCGGCATGTCATCCGTGAGGCGGTCATCGCGCTGCTTGCCGCAGGCGGCACGGCGGCCGGGGCTCGGGTGCTCGACAACCC